CATTGGTACAGTTTCATCACCCTTTACTTTTATTTTAAGTGAGCCATCCGTTGTGTCAGCAATTGCAACTGCAGTATAAGTTAAATCAGTTCTTGCAAAAGTATTTGTAGTTGGATTACTTGGAAACATAACAGAATCATATTGTAAAGTTTCTTCAATTTGCGAAGATCTTTTTACAATTCCTTTTATTTCAAAACCAGCATATTTAGATCCACCAGCTCCGACTACATAAGCTGTAAAAAATATATTAGTATTATAATCAATTGGATAAAGAGCAGTCGAAGAATTTATTTCTAAAAATTTGTATTGATCGTCTTCGGTCGAAGTTCTCGCTGCAATTAATGAGTATTGTGAATCTCCAGCTTGTCCAAAAGATCCATTCGAAATCGTAAATTCACCATCTTGAAGAGTTGAACCAGAATTTCCAAAAGCAAAAGAATTCTGACAATTTGTTTCATTGCAATTGCCAAACGAATAAGAAAAAAATCCTTGATTAGTTAAAGTTTCATCACTAGTTCCTTGTGAAGGATTATGCAAAATCCAATTTCCACTGCGCCAACAAATTGAATCGCCTTCATTAATTGAGCCAGTATTTACATAAACAAATTTTTCATCAGCTTGTAGCTTTGTATAAAAATCATCGGTTAAATCTGCTAAAGATCCAGGCTCAAACGATTCCCCATTCCATAATGGAAAATCGCCATATTCTGCACCATACCATTTTAATTTGTTAAAGCCACTAACATCTCTATCTGTTGGAATTGACGCTAATTGATTCTGAGCATTTTTAAATAAAACAAAATTATCAGCAAGCTGCAAATATAATTCTCCATGACAAAGAGTATTAGTTTCTGGAATTCTTCCAGAAACTCTAGTTCTTCTTTGTAAGAATCTAAGTGGCTCAGACATTGCTTAATTACTCTTCGCCACCATCTACAATTCCACCATCTGGTAATGGCCCATCAAAATAAAATTGAGCTTGATCATCAAGCGTTTCTTCCGATCCAGGATCGCCAGTAGGAATAATAGGTATTTGAGTTGCGCCTCCAGCTGCGGCTGCAACAATTTGAGCTTCATAGCTCACAGACTCATATCCACCAACCTGCAATGGCTGAGATTCATAAATCGTGTATTTTGTAATCAAACCATCTAATTTCTGTTTTGATTCTTTAGCAAGATCTCGATATACTTTACCCACTTCATTTCTATTAACAAAAGAAATGCTATTGTCGCCATCAGAAACAGATAATATGTTATCTCCAGCATTAGATGTAGCTGTTATACCTCGCAAAATACTTCTAGCTTGTTTATTGTAATAATTATAAAGATAAACTTCTTTATAAATAGCTTGCTCTTCTAAACCCAAACTTGGATTCTGTCCAGAAAAATTAGTATTAATTAATGTATTTAATAAACCTAAATTTTCAGATAACCATCCAGAAATCTGACTATAATTTGCTGCGCTAGAATCTGAATCAAATTCAGAACTATATATGCCACTAGCTAATTGGCCTAATTCGCTCATTAATTAATTTCCCCCAAAATCTTTAAAGTTTTCGCGTGTTTGGGATTATTCTTGTCAAGTTTAATTTGTTGTGGAGCCTGTGGAATTAAGTTTCTTCTTGAGTTTTTTGAGTATGCTTTGAATTCCTTGACTAAAGCATTCTTTAATCTGCTTCTGTCTAAGAATGGATTTAGACCAACTCTTTGAGCAATCTTTTGAAGATCTGCGTGTGTGGCAGCTTTGATATTATCCTCGAAAACTTCTAGCTCATTTGTTCCAAATGGACTAATCTTATCAATCCCCAAAAGTAGTTCTAAGCTTTTTTGTTTTGCAATAAAATCTTTTCCATTTGTTTGTTCTAGCGAATCTATATCTTTCATATCATTATATTATAAAAAAAATGGCCGCTCTTTAAAGGAGCGGCCACTGTTTTTGAATTAATTAAGACTAGGAGCGTCTTATGATTTTACCGAAGAGTGCGCGGGTGTCGAGAACCATACGACCTTCTTCGAGAGAACCAAAGTATCCAATCTTGTTTTGGCGAATGCTGTATTGATCGTCAGCGATCAATGAGAATTCTGCGCCACTTTCTGCATCAGTTGCAACTGCACGAATCAAGGACTCGCGATTACGATTGATGCCGAGGAGCAATTCATCTCTTGTTCCAGATGTTGCGCCATTGAAAGCGTCACTACCAGTACCATCAGCTTTAGCATAAGTTGTGCTTGAAGCTACAGTATCGAAGATGTCATTGAACTTTCTGCCAACACCAAATTCATTAAAGATCAAAAGATTAACGCCATAGAAAGAAGGAACGCCAGCGCCATTGAACAATCCAACGCGAACAGAGTCAGGAGCCGCGATACCAGGGTTGCTACCATCTGGAGTTGTGGCCAATACACCTTTAGTGCTGATTGGATTGTAGGCCATTGCGCGAAGTTCTTCTTCGATTTCTGGAGAAATCATCAAGTCTGTGATTCCCATTCCAGAAACTCCACCAGCAGGAGTACCAGCGGTGAATGAAGTGAAGACCCTGCGTGAAAGAGTCAAGAGTTCGTTCATGTCTTGCAACAAGAAACGTCCTGCTGCATTGGCACGTTGAACATGCTTTTGACCATTTGTGGTTGCGTTTGCCAAAGCTGTCAAAACCAAGCTGGCGGAAGTTCTTTCTTGTTTGAAGAGAATTTCTTGAGCCATGCGGGTGAAGGTTTTGCTGACTACATCCATACGGCTCTTGGCTGCATAACGCTTATCGAAGCTGAGTGCAGAATCAAGTGTATAGGTTGTAATCTTCATTTCTTGTGTCACAGGCAATACTTGGTTGGTAGGAAGACCACCAGCTACAGATTGACTATAAACTTGAATGTAATCTTCATCGGTGATATCGTAGTACAAATCCAAAGGAATTGAAGGATTATCTTCCGAGTTGAATTGAAGAGTGGAGAAGAGGTTCGACAATACAGGAGCATTGTTTACAACTTCCGCGAGAACAGGTCCGAGAAATTGCGCTAGAGCTACTTGAGCTTCGTAAGCAACGTCACGATTCTTGGAGGCCATAGCCTTTACCAATTCGATCTGTTCAGGAGTTCTTTTAAGTGAGATTTTCATATTACTTTTTAAATTTAAAAATTAGCCTAATTTGATGATTGCGTAATTACCAGAGAAGGTGTCAGCGATAGTAGCACCATTAGCACCTCTTGAACCTGTAGCGAGAACTTCGCCAATTAAAGCAGAATCAGTTAATGCAGCACCAGTAATTTTTCCAGCATTTGCGGAAAGTTTAAATCCAGAACCAACACTTAAAGTACCATCAAAAGCTCTTGCAGAAACTGTGAAAACTCCGCGAGTTGCGACTGGCACAGCTTGGCCAGGGAGCAACACTTGATGATCCATAGCTTTTTGCTTGTAATAGAGAAGCTTCTCTCCATTTTCATCGTACTTTGCAGTTTCGAAAAGTGTGATTCCGAGAGGCTTGATATCGCCAGAAGCTGCGGGACCAATCTTGAGAGATACTGATGGATATGCATTTGATCCAACAAATGGATAATCAGTTTTTCCAAGGTAAGAATTCGATCCGTATGTAACAGGATCAAGATCCAAATTTCCAGCCGCTACTTTTACGAAAACTCCAGCATCACCAGCACCAAAGCCAGTAATGTTTTCGTTTACCGAAGCGTCTTCGAGTGCGAACATGTTGATAACATCATGTTCATTATATTGTCTAAAGGGTAATAGTCTTTTGCCCATATTATTTTATTTGTATTGTTAGTTTTTCTGTTAAGAAATTGTGATATTGTCTTTGCTAAATGCGCCTTTGAATTTTTCGATTAGCGATTTAGGAGCTTGAGAGGATTGCTCATTATTGTTTGGCATTCCAACTTCGGAAGCTTTTACTTTATCCAAAGCGTCTTCCACGGAAGCGGAAGCTTTAGACTTTAATTCTGAAATTCTTTTTTCGACTTCGGCGTCGATAGCAGCTTTCATTTCTTTTTCTTTTTCTTGCTTTGCTTGCTTATCTTTGTTCTTCCACATTACGCCAAGTTTCTTTTTGTAAGCTGCGAAAGCTTCTTCGCTTTCTTCCAAATTTTTAATATCTTCCGCTAAAATTTGGCGATCTTCGTCATCAAGTTCGAATGCTTCGTCAATTTCTTGCATTCTAACATTAAAGCGAGCGAGAGCTTCTGCAGTTTTTCTTTGAGTTTCAAACTCATTAATTTTCGAAAGCGCTTGAGCTAATTGCTCTTGGACTTGTTCGACTGAGGCTTTGAGTTCTAATTTTTCTTTCTCCGCATTTTCAACGGAAAGTTTAGCTTGCTCAATGTCTTTGCGATATTCTTCGTCTTTCTTTTTGATTGCTTCGGTAAATGTTGCAGTCATGTTTGCTGCAGCTTCTTGGGAAATTTTCTTTTCCAAAAGAGCTTCTTTAACTTCGGAAATAAGATTGTCTAAATTCATGGCACTTTCTTTTTGATGGTTTACAGTGTTGTTTTCTGATTGGGAATTTTTTTTGGTGAAAAAGTGAGATTTAAAATGATAAATTTTAGCTTTTGGTTCTTCTTTTGGTTCATAATTTTCTGCTTTGTCCGTAATAACTCCATTGACATCTGCAGCTGGATTTGTTGTAAAACCAATACCCAAAGGATAGACTTCCCCAACAACCAAACGATAAATTTTTGTTCCATCGTCGAGCTTTCCAGAACCACCATAAGATTTTAATTTGCCTTTTAATTCTTCTATATGTTTTTCATCGCTAACTATTTCCGCATCTTTTAAATTATCGGAACCAATTGCAATTTTGTAGTCATTAAAACCCAACTCCCAACTTGTTGAAATCTTTCCATAGTATTCGCTTGATGGATCTTCAGACGAAGCTTGAAGTGCAGATGCAAATTCTTTATTTACAAATTTGTAAACTACAGCACCCAAAGAAATATTAAAAACTTCAGAATAATTATTTAATTCGTCTAAAGTTAAAATTTGACTATCGCCATATCTGCTAAAACCAGCAGTTAAAATATGACCAACAACTTTTTCTTTTTTATGCTCTATGTTTGTCGGTTTATGCTTAAAAAGTTTAGCAATTCTTAAAGCTGTTTCCGTATCAATTCCGTCATCATTTTTATTGAATCGATTTACTAGCGCTGCATTGAAAGCTACTCCCAAAAGATCAATGTTTTCATTGAGATCGACTTCATCATTCGGAATTAATGAAGACAAATTTTCTAAAGAAGCTCTTGTGATTTTTTCTTCAGTTAAAATCGGGCAAACTTTAATTTGTCCAGTTGTGAATTGAGTTATGTATTTATATTGACTGTTCATCTTTTTCGGAATGATATAAAATTGCAGAAGGATAAGTTTCTAATTCGTGTTCAGCAGAAATATCTAAAACTTTATCAATTGTGTGAAGTTCTTGAATTTGATTTATGTCAACTATGCAGTTTTCCAACTGATTCATCCACTCGTCCATTTCTGTTGCGCATACAATTGATTCACAAAGTTTATCAGCCATTTGGTTTTGGCTTTCATTTAAAGTTTCAATGCCATATTTAGCTTTTAATTTTTCTTCAACTTGTTTTCTAAAATTATCTACCTTGCCAACAATGTTTTGAATATTCTTTTGCGAATAAGCTTTTACTACTTTTTTTGCAGTTGGTTTTTTAGTGCCAGCTGGACGGCCTGGAGATTTTGGAGTTGTGTTTTTGGGCACTGCATTAGCTGAAGGTGGTGCTACTGGCACTGCAGCACCAGCAGGAAGTTTAGGAGCTGGAGGCGCAATAACAGGTACACCACCAACAAGAGGATTGTAATAACCTTTCTTTCTTTCCTTGACAAATTCTTCTTGCACGGTTCCAATATCTTCAGAATTTGGAAATTTTCCAGTATTGAAAACGTCTAATCCTTGTTGAGGAGTGATAATTCCCAATTCCATTAAACGAGTTGTAATCCTGAGAACTTCAGTCTCATCTTTAGAATCCATATCTACAAATTTAGCTACAGGAATAGATCTAAATCCTAAATTCTTTGCAGTTCTTCTGATTTCTCTTTGCAAGAAATCATTTAAGAATGCTCGTCTTGCTTCGTTCAATCTATCCATGAATATTCGAGCTTTAACTTCGGTAGTATTATATTTTTCACTACCAATCATTATGTTTTGTAAGCCTTGTCGAATGTCTTCGTTTAATACTTGATATTTTTCTGGACCAATAATTTTTGAAATGTCTGGAATAATAAATTCAGCTTTTGTCGTATAGTCTGAAACTAAAACCCTACCAACACTTTCATTCATAAACAATTGTTGCATTGCTAATAAATTGTTTTGATTGATTCCGCCCTTTTCTGGTTCAGTTCCCATTGTTATTAATAAAATAACATTTTCTACAGTGCGAGTTATAGCTTGATCCATCTTTTTTAATTCAAGTTTCGCATTAATATCTTCCAAAACTGAAAAACCAAATGGGATAGCAAAGGGTTCGTAGTCTTGTTTTTTGTAAAAACTGTAACTCAACTTATCATTTTCAAGTTTTATTAATAATCCACTACTATAATACTGACCTTGTTTAATTTTTTCTTGAACATCTGGAGGTAATGCTTTCAGCACTTCTTTGTCGTAATCATCTTTTGGATTGCGCAGTCTTTCCATGTCATATTCGGAAAGAATTTTTTCATAAGCTCCAGTTGCAAAACTAGTACTTCTTTTAGCGACGATATCGAAAGGATTTAATAAGATATACTTAATAGGAAGCTTATTTGGTTTCAATCCTTCCGCAGCATAAGTTTTTGAAATGGTTGCAAAATCTTCTACTGAAAGTTCTCCATCAACTCTATATAAGAAGATATTGCCGCTTCTGTAATACTCTCTAAAATACTGATCTTTTAAGTCCCATAAACGTATCTTATTGAACCATTTATAGAAAAAGTCTCTAGAAGATTTATTGCCGCCTTCTAAGTAGATTTCTGAATTGGCAAATTCTGCCATTACGTCGATTGAGTTTCTGAAAATAGAAACGTTCGCATACGCTTTTTGACATAACTCAATAGCCTCTCTTACATTGACTCCGTCTGCCGCATATTCATACGGCAACATTCCCATTCGAATGCTGCTAAATCGATTGTAAGGATTTGCAAAAGCAGCTCTATTTACTCTTGTTGAGTTAGTTCTTATTGAACCATTTTTGTCACCAGATCTTGTATAATTTGCAGTGGAGACTGAAGCGTCGGAAGTATAAAAAGGTTCTCCAGCAGAAACTGGAGGCACTGATACTGATCCTTGTGAAATTTTTACTTCTGCTGGATATTCTTTTTTGAATTTTCCCCAGTATTCAGACTTCTTATTATACTTTCTCTTTTCTGACATATTATTGATTACACTTAAAAGTTAACTTTAAAGTCACTTTATAAACATTGGTACAAATGATGCTATTTTAACCTCTGGAGTTTTTAACATATCATAATAAACATTCATCATCCAATTACCTAAAATGAGCGCCGAGTAAGAATCTTTTCTCGCTCTGTCTGGACCCTTTTGACCTTTTAGATTTGGAGGCAAATCGAAAGTTTGAGTGCCATTTGCTGTTGTACTTGGTTGGATAAGAGCACATTCAGCTTTAGTTAAGTCTAACATGTCCTTTTGATGCTCAATGAAGTCAATCATCTTTGCTCCAGACCCTTGATTCTCATCTTCCACTCGCAAAAATTTAATATTGTCTATTGGAATGCTTTTGCTTCTTTGAGATTGATAATCATCATTCATGGCAGCTCCAGCAAAGAATATTTTTTTGTGATCGAAATCTGCTTGCAGTAATTCGTTGGCGTATCTAATCCAACCAGAAGATGGTTTTCTTAAATGACAGATTCTTTTTTGAGATAAGTTGTATTGATTTTTGCATTCTTTAATTGCTTCGTGATAATCTGGAAGATTTTCGAAATCTGCGTCAAAAGTCTCAATTTTAATTTTTGAACTTTTAAATAGTTCACTTTCATTTGCTGAATTCAAGAATTGGACTCCTCCATTGTAGTCACCAACCATACAAACAATATTAAAATGAGTTAATAAATAATGAAAATAAAATATATGATCTTTTAATGTAGTTCCTGCAACGGCATAACTATGAACTACTGTTCCAGTATTTTTTTCCAAATTTAATTTAATAACTTGCATCGCAAAATCATCAGACCCTTCAGATTCTGACCACGAAGGATCGAATGATAAAATATATTTTGCTCCAGACTCTCCAGCTACTTCTACAGATTGACCTTCTCCGTCTTTTATTGTGCAAGCGATCATTTTACTTACCTTAAAATAGCCACTGCTATCATCAGTAAACACTGCGCCATACTCTCTTTGAAATGCAGACTCACTTAGTGTCGCTTTTGCTTGTTGTAGAGCTGCCGCATCATACAGTTGACTTGGTGCGCAATCATAACTAAAATGCATAATTACTCTATGCGCTAAATTTTTAGTATCTTCTGACTTAATTAAATTTTCGTACTCTTGATATATCTTATAAAGATATTCAAACTTATAACTCGCAGAAGATAGTCCTATAATTTTATTGTTTGGCCAAATTGTACGATCATCCTCTTTCATTTTTCCTTCAGCAATCATTTTAGTTTCCATGTTGTAAATGTTTTGCCTTTCGGTAGGATTTTCTACAACAGCTAAGAATGGAGTTATAACTTCCGTAAAAATCTTTTCTGGCATCAACAAAAATTCGTCAATAATCATTCTTTGAAAACGGAAACCACGAAGTTTTTCACCATCACCCAGCGGAAGAGCAGTAATTCGAGATCTACCAATCTCCATAAACCATTCGTCATTACCTCTAGAAACTCTTGTAATAGCCTCTGCGAACATAGAAGCTTTAACCGTCTTAGAAATCTCTTCAATCTTCCTAAAGATCATTTTTGCTTGACGAAATGATTTAGATATGATGCCAATATGAACACCTTGATGCATAATTGCATCTAACACTGCGAAAACACCAGTAGTAAAAGATTTGGAAAGACCACGACTCCAAATACCCAAGAAATAATCAGTCTGAAACATGGCTTTGATAGCCATATGTTGAAATGGAAACAATTCTACTCCAGTTAAAAGTTCTGAAGTGAAAGATGGATTCTCTCTTAGAAATTTATATAATAAAATTTTAGCTTCTCTTTCGTCTAAAAAGCCTTCCCTTTCAAGAATCAATTTATTGATATCTCGATCTCTATTTCTGCTCTTTTGATTTCCTAATTCCCAGCTCATGATTGCCTTTCGTTAACAAAGTA